TTATAGCTGGTAGTGTATAAGCGTGGGTTCATCATATTTGGTGTGGTATCTTTAACTATGGGAAACTCCCTTCTGCAATCCTGAAGTGTCCATGCCCTCCAAAGAGAACTCTACACGGACTTTTTTGGAGTCGATCTCGCCCTTGGAAAGTGCAATGACACATTCGGTATGACTTTCATTGTCCAAACGCAGATCAATGTCGTTTTCGACGATAGGCAGTCTGAATTTGATGGATTTGAGCCACTGACCGTTGGGTTGACGCTCTGGGTAGATCTGAATTTCAGAGATCAGATGTTCCATCAGCTTTTTACGTTCAATGGGATTCATCACATTGTAGAGCTTTTCAAAGCAGATGAGAACTTTGTAAATGTTATCGCCCGTGATTTTATCCGCTTCGATAGCCTGCTTCTTTGCCCGGGCATCCATCAGGTTGTTTTCTGCTTCCTCGATTTTATCGTACATCCTGTAAAGCCGCTCGTCAAGGTCAGATTTGCGGATGATGTAATGGCGGTCATCCGGGTCAAGTGTGTCGATCTCCTCCATAATTTTGGACTTGATGGAATAATACTGCCGCAACTGTTTTTCAGCGGCAGCAATTTCCTGTTCAATGGCAGTGGTGTCTACTTTGCTGTTGATCTTCTCCTGCATCATGGCGGCAAACTTTGGATTGCTGACCAGTTTGATGATAACCTCCACTACGGCGTTGTCCAGAACTTCTTCCTGAATTTGCTTGTTGAAATTGCATTTCTGCCCACGTTGCATCTTGCGATGCTTGCAACTGTAATAAGAGAAAGATTTATAGGGTGTGCCATCTTTCTTCCGTTTGGTGCATTTGTTGCTGTACATTCCGGCACCGCAAACGGGGCACTTGACAAGGGCGGATAACAAGTGCGCCTGTTCCGTCTTGCTGCGGTTGACTGGCTCGTATCGTTTGGATTGCGCCAACAGCTTGACCTGTGCAGTGTTCCACAATTCTTCCGATACGATGCCCTCGTGCAGGCCGTCCACCAGTAAATAATTCTCCTGTGGAACCTGATGATATTCGTTCCGGGTGCCGTGGATCTTTTCGAGTTTGCGGCGACCAAAGGCGATTTTTCCGCAGTAGACGGGGTTCTTCAGGATGGCACGAATCAACGTTGCGCTGAAAAGGGGAGAGGTGCCATTTTGACGGGCAAGTTTCTGAAAGCCGTGGGTCTCCAGATATTTGGAAAGACCATTTGCACCTGTGTCCGTGTTTACATATTGCTCAAAAATCGTGCGAATGGCAGGGGCTTCATCCTCATTGATTTGCAGCACATCGTCAACCAAACGATAGCCATAAGGCGCAAAACCGCCGTTCCAGCGACCTTCCCGTGCCTTCTGGATGCGGCCTTCCATGGTTTGGACACGGATGTTCTCACGCTCGATTTCAGCGACAGCAGACAAAACGGAAATCATCAGCTTGCCAGCGTCTTTAGAAGAATCAATGCCGTCCTCCACGCAAATCAGGTTCACACAAAAATCCTGCATTACCTGCAAGGTAGACAGTACATCGGCAGCGTTACGGCCAAAGCGAGAGAGCTTGAACACCAGCACATAGGCAACACCATCCTTGCCGGATTTGATGTCCTCCATCATCCGGCAGAAAGAAGCACGGCCTTCAATGGATTTGCCCGATTTGCCTGCATCCTCGTATTCGCCGACGATCTGGTAGTCGTTGAAGTCTGCATAGGCTTTCATGCGAGCTTTCTGTGCATCCAGCGAGTATCCATCAATCTGCATGGTCGTGGAAACACGGGTGTAAATGTAAACCTTTGTCTTTTCTTGTGACATAAAAACCTCACAAAACAGTTATTTCTTGTCTGCTTTCTGCTCCAGAAACTTAATGGAATCCAGATAATCCTGCTCCACATCGCTGAGGGTTTTAGCCTTATATTTCCGATATTCGGTAGTAGCTTTGTCCACTGCCTGCTTGTGGGTCACACTGCCATTGCCAACAAGCAGCTGCTCGCCGCTCATGGTTAAAATGCGGTCAAGGTGGTTTGCCCAATCCTGCATGGTCATGGGCTGTTCACGTTCTGCCTGACGTTCTGCGAAATCCAGATAACCGGAAACCAACTGCCCCATAGCACGAAGCTCTTTCTCGTTCAGATAGTTTTTGGCAATAGTAGCTTCTCGTAAAGTGGGCTGGTTTCCTGCAAAAGTGGTCAGACCCATAAATTCCTTTTCGGCATCTGCACGGTTGTAAATGACCTCGGCGGCAGTCTGACCGTGGATGGCATAATGAATTTTATTCTGGACTTTTTTGAAGAACTGGACGGAGATTTCTGCTTTTGGGTCGTAGTCAATGCTGGTTGCATAGATTTCCAGAACCTGACGATAAAACACTTTTTCGGAAGCACGGATGTCACGGATGCGTTCTAACAGCTCTTTGAAATATCCACCGCCGCCCAGATTTTTCAGGCGTTCGTCATCCAGCGCAAATCCCTTGCGCATATATTCTTTTAAAATGCCAGTTGCCCAGATACGGAACTGTGTGCCGCGTTTGGATTTGACGCGGTAACCGACGGAAATGATGACGTCAAGATTATAGAATTCGACCTGATAGGTCTTTCCGTCTGCGGCAGTTGTTGCAAATTTTGCAACAACTGAATCTCGTTCAAGCTCACCCTCTGCAAAAATGTTTTTGATGTGACGGGAAATTGTGGATTTGTCACGTTGGAACAACTCAGCCATCTGGTCAATGGAAAGCCAGACGGTGTCACCGTCAAAGGTAGTATCAATTTTGGTCAGGCCATCTTCTGTGGTGTAAATGAGGATGGAATTTTTAGGAGAGTCATCTGGACGATTCATTTTAAGCGCCTCGTTCCGTGTATGTAATACAGTGGAAGGGGAGACCTTACCACTGCGTTGGGACAAATATTACAAGAATATTATATCATGCTGCAAGAGTGGTATCAACAGCATCTTGTTGATTTTTGTTGTTGGTTGAGGATACTGCGTTGTCTATTTCCAAGACCGATGCGTACTTCTCAATCACATCAGCTAGAAAGGTTGCGAATGCGCTCCATTCATCGAGTGTGGGCGTAGAGCAGTCCGAAGGGGTGGGATTGTTTTCTATACGATGAAAATTATTCAATAGGCAACTCCATTTCCTTGTAGCAGAACTTTGACAGTCTAGCGGATTTTTAGAAATATTTTTTGATTCATCCGATTAAACTTTTTAAGCGTTCCAGCTTTTCCTGTGCGTTCTCTTTGCGCAAACTGACCCCAATGCAGGAGATCGGAACGCACATTTCAAGCAGGCGGTCATAGATGCGGACATGAGCAGTATCTTGTGGGTGCCGTATCTCGTCCAGCGTCAGGTTGGTGGTGACGATTAGCGGCTTCCGGCTGCGATATCGGCTGTCTATGATGTTGTAGATCTGTTCCAGTGCGTACTCGGTGCCACGCTCCATGCCGAAGTCGTCAATGATGAGCAGGGGATAACGACAGAGCTTGTCCACAACGTCGTTCCGCCCGGAAAGGCTGCCGTTTAGCTCGTTCAGGATCCGGGCAAAGTTCGTCATACGCACAGGCACCTCCTGCTCCATCAGAGTGTTCGCAATGCACCCGGCAAGGAAAGTCTTGCCTGTGCCCACACCGCCCCAGAGAAGCAATCCAAGGTTCTCTGAACGCATGGTCTGCCATTGCTCCACATAGCGGTGTGCATAGTGCATCTGTGGGCTGCGGCCATTGTCGTTTTCAAAGGTCCAGTCCAGCATTGACGGGTCAGAAAATCCCTCTGCTTTCAGCCGCCGCACAAGGTCGTTGTGCTTTTGCTGGCTGATAAGGGTTTCTTGTTTTTCTCTTTCCGTGCGCTGGCAGATGCATTCGATTGGGTGCTTGTTTTTGCCCATCAGGGCAATGCCCTTTGCAAAGAACGCTTCTTTTGGGGTGTGACACTTTCCACAATGAAGCAGGCCGTCCTTGCCATAATAATCATCGGTGTTTTCGGGAATACTGGATGGGAGCTATTCCAAAATTTTTTCGATCGTCTTTATAGGCTTTCTCTTTCCTTGAATGTGTAGTTCGGGATGCCCGGCGTCGATTTTCGTTCTGTTTTCTGCCGCTTTGCCCAGATACGCAGGGTGGCGGCGTGGTCGGTGTACTTTTTGCCGGTAGACTGGATATAAGCCGAAAACTGTTCGATTAGATCATCTAGCCCGGAGAAATCAGCTTTGAGTCGCCTGTACTCCTTTGCTGTTAAAAAGACATTCTGATATTCGCCAAAGGTCAAATAAGCATCTGTTGTTTTTATCAGGTGGTTATTTTTCAGGTCGTTCTTATTACGTTGGTTAGTGGAACACTTTTGTTCCATGGAAGATATCATTTCTGTTCCATCACATGGAGCAGAATCGTTCCATGCAGAGGAACATTTTTGTTCTGTCGGGACTTTTACAAAGATGCTGTTGGGCACAGTAATGTGACCTCTCCTGCGCTCGATCAAATCGGCATCTTCCAGTGAACGCAACGCACGTTTAATGCTCATGGTGCTGCATCGTAGAGCATCGCTCAATGATGAAAGCGTGAAAATCACATAGACGAAGCCGCACTCATCCATCCAGTTGTTCTTTTGGGAAAGTGTTGCACGATCCAGCAACAGGGTGTAGAGCAGCTTTGCTGTGTGGCTCAGGTCTGTATCCAGCAGAAAGCGGGCATAGGGCAGATATTGCGGCAAAGGTGTAGTGACAGTCAGGTAGTCGGAAATAAAATTCACCTCCAGTGTTTTTTCATCAAACAAATTTTTGGAAAGCATTTTACTGGCTGTTGGTAGTCTCCAGAAGATGCTGCCGATGCTGTTCTTTCAGATGCACAATATAGCTTTCTGCCTTTTGCAAAGCAGCAATAACTTTTGCTTCAATCTCTACATTTGTCAGAAAGTCGGGATACAGAGCAAAGCATTGCTCGAGACGGAAAATAAAGCTATCAGAGGCACTGTTGATTTCACTGAACATTCCTTCGGCATCGGCGACATGATCAACCGTTGCCATCTTTTCTCCTAGCTCACGAATGGTCTGGAGTTCGGTGCTGCGCTTTCCCGATGAAATAAAAGGTCGATTCTCCGAGAGTGGATCGGCCGTTTGGATCTTCGATGTGGCAGCAGTAGAAAAATTGTTTTCGGCGACCTTGGAAAGCAATTCTGAATTTTCATAGGTGTCTGCACTATCGTCTGGTTTACCGTTTAACTTTTCCTCTCGCCACGTTGATACCACGGTGGGCAATGCTTCTGTGGGAGTTCCACGGATAATGGTAGCCTCTCGCTGGGATAGCTTAAGTTTGCCGGATAAGATTTCTTCCTGAATGCCGGGGCAGTATTTTTCCATCAGCTCAACGGTTTTCATGAACTGCTCGGCACGAATTACAAAAGAGGAACTTACATTATTTTCTTTGGCGATTCGTTCGGTCGTGTTTTCTACCGATGGCAAATTGTCAATTTGACAGTTTGCCACCTGCGTGTACTGATTGCCATGGTTTCCCCCACGAGTGGATTTTTCAGAGTGATACTGCTTTCCAATCAGAAACTTTTTCTGCTCGGGTGTCAGATTCCGACGACCCAGCTGATGTTTGCAGATCCATGCCAGAACATCTTCACGGGTTTCGCAGGTGCAGGAAATCGAACGGGTGGTATAAGGAATTTCCGGGTGCTGCTGGAGAATCTTATAGCGATTATGACCATCAACAAGAATGTTGCCCCAGACGATCAGGGGAGACAGGACTTCGCCCTCTGAAAGGATGTTTTCTTCCAGTTGCTGAAATTCTTCATCGGTCAATGCAGGAATCTGAGATTGAAATTCAGAATCAATGATAAATTCAAACTTGTTTTTCTTCATAGGCAAAATCTCCTTTCAAAAATCTATTGGTATTTCTGCCGTTCTCCCTGCATGGGTTTCCTGCCCCCTTCCGGCGGCGTTTTCCGGCTCTCCCTTGCAGGGTCATGGCCGGGTATCCCATGCAGACGGTCATTCGGTTCTCAAGGTTCGATGAAGGCTTGTAGAAAGTATATCACAATGAAGCAGAAATTTTTAGGAAGCATTCCTTCCGGTTTTCAGCGGATTTTAGGAGAATCCCAAGGAAAAACCGGAAGGGATGCTTCCGCTTTTTACCTTCAAAACCGGAAGTAATAGTTCCGGTTTTGTGCAATATTGAATGAATCAACGACGATTTTCATAGAACAAATTTTCCTCCAAGAAAATTTGCTCATTCGGCATCAGCGAGGATACATGGTCAGCGCAATTTTTTTGCTGAATATCGGGTTTGGGCGAAGCCCAACAAGTGTTTTGAAGCTGGATTTGTAAAAAATCAGATTCAAAAATCGTGAGTTGGTACCAACTCGCCCTGCTTGCTGCGGTTGCAAACTCGAAAATTTTTGTGCAGAAAAATAACCGTCCGCTTCAAGTTGAACTTGAAAGCTGACGGTCCTGATTAGAAAATAATTTTCAAATTTGGAAAGCACCTTGAGAGGCTTCATAGCACCAGCAATCAAGGCAGACATATATACATCTGCTTCTTTTGCGTTGCAAAATACTTGTTGGGGGACACCCAAACCCTCGAACGGCATCCGTTGGATGCAGGATTAGCGTCTCTAAATGAGAAAATATATGGTTCTAACACATTGTCAGCCATTGGGAAACAACTTTTTCCAGTCAAAAAAGAAAATAGCAATGATTAAAGATGAACATTGCAGAAAAATGTGATACAATAGAAAATGAAAATCCAAACAACAGGAGGAACTCCCTCGTGGCAAATAATGTGAACGTCAAAAAACTGGAAGCTGACCTGTGGGAGTCGGCAGATCTGCTGCGTGCAGGCTCTAAACTCACCTCGAATCAATACTGTATGCCGGTACTGGGATTGATTTTTCTGCGGTATGCGTACAGCCGCTTCAAACTGGTAGAGCAGGAGATCCTGAAAGACCGTCCCATGCGCGGTGGCCGGGTGCTGCCGGTGGAACAGAGCGACTTTGCCGAAAAGAGCGCACTGTTTCTGCCCAAGGAGGCGCAGTACAATTACTTGGTCAATTTGCCCGCCAACATCCCGGAGCAGGGGCTGACCGGCATCGAGGGCAATCCTCTGAACAGTCTGGGCGAAGTGGTGAACAACGCCATGGAACTGGTGGAGCAGCAGAGCGAGCAGCTGCAGGGCGTTCTGCCGAAGGACTACACCATCTTCTCGGATGAACTGCTGGGGGAACTGCTGCGCATCTTCAACAATGATGCGTTGGACGATGTGGGCGGCGATGTGATCGGCCGTATCTACGAGTACTTTTTGAATAAGTTTGCCAAGAATGTGGCACAGGATGACGGCGTGTTCTTTACGCCGAAATCGCTGGTGAAAATGATCGTCAATGTGCTGGAGCCTGCCCACGGCGTTCTGCTGGACCCGGCTTGCGGCAGCGGCGGTATGTTTGTGCAGACCGGCGACTTTGTAAACCATGCGGGCATGATCGCCAACAACACCATGACGTTTTACGGACAGGAAAAGGTGGAGTACAACGCAAAGCTCTGTCTGATGAATATGGCTGTGCATGGCCTGACCGGCGTGATCAAGTCCGGCGATGAAGCCAATACCTTCTATCACGATGCCCACAACCTGAACGGCTGCTGCGACTATGTGATGGCAAATCCGCCGTTTAACGTGGACAAGGTCAAGTCGGAGTCGGCGCAGAGTGCCGGGCGGCTGCCCTTTGGCCTGCCCGGCGTGAACAAGGCCAAGGAGATCGGCAACGCAAATTATCTGTGGGTGTCCTATTTCTACTCCTACCTGAACGAGCATGGCCGTGCGGGTTTTGTGATGGCGTCCTCGGCTACCGACAGTCAGGGCAAAGACAAGGACATCCGTGAAAAACTGATCCAGACCGGCCATGTGGACGTGATGATGAGCGTGGGCAACAATTTCTTCTACACCAAGAGCCTGCCCTGTTCGCTGTGGTTTCTGGATAAGGGCAAACCGGAACATCTGCTGGACACCGTATTGTTCATCGACGCCCGCAGCTATTATACCGTGGTGGACCGCACCCAGAACGAGTGGAGCGACTGGCAGCTGAAGAACCTCGACGCCATTGTCTGGCTCTATCGTGGCGAGGTGGACAAGTACAAGGGGCTTTTGGCGGAGTATCACGCAGAGCTGGCGGACGACCGCCCCTTTGCAGAGATTCAGGCCGCACTGGAACAAAACGTGCAGGCCAAGCGGGAAGAAGCCAAAGCCGCTGTGGAGGCAGCACCCCGCAAGGAGCGCAAGACCACGCAGGAAAAGTTCGACAAGGAGCTGGAAGCCCTCAACGAGAAGCTGACCGTTGCCAAGGAGGCCGTCTGGCTCACCGAAAAATTTGGCGAGGGCGTTTATCAGGACATTCCCGGTCTGTGCAAGGTGGCAAGCCGAGACACCATCCTCAACGAAAAAGGCGCATCCCTGACGCCCGGTGCCTATGTGGGCGTTGCACCCGTGGAGGACGACGGCGTGGATTTTGCCCAGCGGATGAAAGAAATCCACAAGGAACTGCTGGAATTGCAGGCAGAGTCCAACCGCCTGATGGAAACCATCTCGAAGAATCTGGAGGAGATGGGGGTATGAAGTGGGAATATAAGACGCTTGACCAGTTGGGCACGGTATCGCGAGGAAAGTCGAAGCATCGGCCTAGAAATGATCCTAAACTTTTTGGGGGTAAATATCCGTTTATTCAAACAGCTGATGTAAAAAATGCAGATTATTATATTACAAAATACTCTGACACATATAACGAGAGTGGGTTGGCACAAAGTAAATTGTGGGACAAAGGAACGTTATGTATAACGATAGCTGCAAATATTGCTGATACGGGCGTTTTGGCGTTCCCGGCCTGTTTTCCAGATAGTATTATGGGGTTTGTTCCGTTTGAAGGAGTTGCAAACACTAGATTCATAAAATACTGTTTTGATAGACTGCAACGTGATTGTAAACAAATTTCTCAGGGAACAGCACAGGATAATCTTTCATGGGAAAAGCTGTCAACCATCAAGTTCTGTATTCCAGAATATAAAGAACAATGCCGCATTGCAGACATTCTCTCTGCCTACGATGACCTGATTGAAAACAACCAAAAGCAAATCAAACTGTTGGAAGAAGCGGCCCAGCGGCTTTATAAAGAGTGGTTTGTGGATTTGAACTTCCCGGGGCATGAAAACACGAAAATTGTGGACGGCGTGCCGGAGGGGTGGAGAATTAGCTCAATTTATGATGTGTTCGATATAAAATATGGAAAAAATCTTCCGACTAGCAAGATTACAAAAACAGGACAATATCCAGTGTATGGAGCTAGTGGTGTGATTGGATATTACAATGAGAAAAACTGTGATGATTATGCGACGTTAGTTACCAGCAGAGGAAATGGAAGTGGAGATGTTTTTAGAACGCATCATAAACAAAGTTATATAACAAACAATTCGTTCATTGCGCGTCGAAATGATAAAAATAGTTTTATAGAAAATGAATTTACATTCCAGCTATTTTCAAATACGGATTTCAAAAAATTGTGTACAGGTTCGGCACAACCACAGTTGACAAATACTTCTATACAAAAAATAAAAATTTTACTTCCGAATAGACAGCTGATTGAAAAATATCAAAGGTGTACAATAGAGATGTCCGAGAAACAGGAAGCACTTTATCAAGAACAGCGGGCATTAACACAAGCACGAAACAGATTGCTTCCGAAGCTAATGAATGGAACAGTGGAGGTGTAATGATGCAAGATTGGATGACATGGGTATTTGATGGGATTGGTTCGACGATTTTTTCGTTAATCGCAGGAGCTTTGATTGGTGGAGCGGCTGGTTATCAAATAGGTATTCGTAAAAATGTTAAACAAAAACAAACTGGTGGAAACAACATTAAACAGCGACAGGAGTTTACATTGGAAAACGAAGATGTTTCTGAAGCTGGTGGAAAAATAAAAAACAATTTCCAGCAGAGCCAAAAAGCTGGCGATAATGCAGAACAGGTACAGATTGGAGGGATAAAACGTGGACGTTAACAAACAGAGCCAACAGGCCGGTGAGGGAAGTCAGCTAGTTCAGGCTGGTACAATTGTTATCAATCAGGGTGTTTCAGAAGAAAGAGTTAGAACGGTTTTTAATGAAATGGTTCCAAGAGCATTGGAGGAGTATACAAAAGAAGCATACGCAAAAGCCAATGAGAGAATTACAAACTGGGAAAATTCTGTGTTGCCCCGTGTTAATGAAGTTAAGGGGATGCTTGAAGCTTTTGCAGATCCGGCATTTCAGCAGGTCCTTAGAAAAGCTCAACAGTCGGCGGCGGTGACTGATGAAAAAGCTGACTATGATTTGTTAACAGAACTATTAGTTTGCCATGTCGAGAAAGGGGACAGTAGAAAGAATTATGTGGGAATAAATAAGGCAGTTGAAATTGTTGGACAAATTGACAATGATGCTTTATGCGGATTGACAGTAGCACATGTGTTAGAAAGATTTGCACCGATTACAGGTGATGTTACGCACGGATTAGAAGTGTTGGAAGAAGTGTACCGAAAACTTGTATATCAAGAATTGCCCAAAGGGGAGGACTGGTTAGACCATCTCGATACATTGGGTGCAATAAGAATGTCTTCAATGGGAGGTTTTAAGAAGTTTATTGACTATTATCCCAAGGTGTTAAACGGATATGCATGTATAGGAATACAAAAGGAATCCGAAGAATATCACAAAGCGTCAGAGCTATTGCAAGAAATTTCATTGAATGCAGAAACCTGTTTGAAACCTAATGAATTTTTGGACGGTTTTGTTAGAATTGATGTAAGAAGTTTTGACCAAATTGAAACCCTGTGGGTTATACATCAAGGAATAGGAAAGCCGATAACTTCAAAAGAAAAGCAAGTATTTGAAGCAGTTTGGAAACTATATGAAACAGATGCTAATAAACAGAAACAAGTCAATGAGGCATTTGTGAAGAAGTGGGATTCGTACCCGGTTCTAAAAGAAATACATGGATGGTGGGATGAAATTCCAACGAGTTTCTCAATAACGAAAGTTGGCGAAATTTTGGCACATACAAATGCTAAAAGATGTGATTCTACAATCCCAGATATGATATAAGGCGAGGTGATCCTATGAGCCGCGAATACTCCGAAAATGTCCTTGTTCAGAACAGCGCAGGCAACCTGCTGCAAAATGTTCTGGGCTGGGAGGTGGTGCTGGCTTACAACTCCGAAAAGCTGGGGCCGGACGGGACGTTGGGCCGTACCAGCTATGGGGAAGTGCTGCTGACCCGGTATTTTCGGCAGGCGCTTTTGCGCTTGAACCCGTGGCTCACCCCGAACCAGCTGGACGAGGTGCAGAAGAAATTCACGGCACACGTTTCCACCGCATCCCTGATGCAGATCAATGAGGAAAAGTATTTTCTGCTGCGGGATGGCATCCCGGTGACGGTCAAGCGGCCGGATGGCCGCACCGAAATCCGAAGCGCGGCGGTGATCGACTTCAAAAACCCGGAAAACAACCACTTCCTCGCCGTAAAAGAGATGAAGATCCACTCGCAGCTGTACCGCTGCAGAACGGACATCGTGGGCTTTGTCAATGGCATTCCGCTGCTGTTCATCGAGCTGAAAAAGCCTACCGTGGATGTGCAGAACGCCTACATAGACAATTACCGAAATTATCTCGATACCATTCCGCAGCTGTTCTATTACAATGCCTTCCTTATGCTGTCCAATGGATTGGAAGCCAAGGTGGGCACGCTTGGCAGCAAGTACGAGTTTTTCCACGAGTGGAAGCGTCTGAAAGAAAGCGATGCAGGCAGAGTGGAGCTGGAAACCATGCTGCGGGGCATCTGCGAGAAAAAGACTTTCCTCGATCTGCTGGAAAACTTCATCCTTTACGACCATTCCGGTGGGCGCACCACCAAGATTCTGGCCCGCAACCACCAGTACCTCGGCGTCAACGAGGCCGTCAGTGCTTACGAGAACCGCAAGCTGAAAGACGGCAGGCTGGGTGTGTTCTGGCATACGCAGGGGTCAGGCAAAAGCTACTCCATGGTCTTTCTGGCGCAGAAGATCCGGCGCAAGTTTGCAGGCTCGCCCACCATTGTGGTGCTGACCGACCGTGACGAGCTGAACCGGCAGATCAGCGATACCTTTGAAAACTGCGGTCTGCTGGGCAAGACAAAGGCTTCACAGTTCATTGCATCCAGCGGTACAGACCTTGTAAAAAAGCTGCAGGGCAACCCCAGCTTTGTGTTTACCCTGATCCAGAAGTTCAATCTGCCCAAGGAGCCGCCCATCTACCCGGATCACGACATTCTGATTTTGTCGGATGAAGCCCACCGTAGCCAGTACGGCATTTTTGCAGACAACATGATGCACCTGCTGCCCACGGCGTCCCGCATCGGCTTTACCGGTACACCGCTGCTGGCGGATGACCATATTACCGAGCGCACCTTTGGCGGGTATCTGTCGGTGTATGACTTCAAGCGGGCGGTGGAGGACGGCGCAACGGTGCCGCTGTATTATGAGAACCGTGCAGATAAGATCGCCCAGTTGGACAAGCCGGAGATCACCGGGCGGATCCTGGATGCCATTGAAGCAGCCGACCTTGATCCCTCGCAGGAGGAAAAGCTGGAACGCGAGTTTGCAAAGGAGATCCATATTCTCACCGCAGATGAACGGCTGCGTTCCATTGCAAAGGATTTTGTGGAGCATTACTCTGACCTTTGGACCAGCGGCAAGGCGATGTTTGTCTGCCTGAATAAGGTCACCTGTGTGCGGATGTACAACTATGTGCAGGAATGCTGGCAGGCAAAGATCAGGGAGCTGGAAGCCCGGCAGGGCACAGCGACCCAGCAGGAAGCACAGGAGCTTGCCCGTAAACTGGCGTGGATGAAAGAAACCGAAATGGCAGTGGTGATCAGTCAGGAGCAGAACGAGGTGCAGACCTTCAAAAAGTGGGGGCTGGATATTCTGCCGCACCGTGCCAAAATGGAAAAGCGGGAGCTGGATAAAGAATTCAAGGACAGCAAGAATCCGTTCCGGGTGGTGTTCGTCTGTGCCATGTGGCTGACGGGTTTTGATGTAAAGTGTCTGTCCTGTCTGTATCTGGACAAGCCGTTGAAAGCCCATACCCTGATGCAGACGATTGCTCGTGCAAACCGTGTTTCGGAGGGCAAGAGCAACGGCCTGATCGTGGACTATATTGGTATCGTAAAGGCGCTGCGCAAGGCTCTGGCAGATTATACGGTCAGCAAGAACAGCCCGGCGGGCATTGACCCAACGGTGGACAAAACGGAGCTGATTCAGCGCATCCGCACGGTCATCGGAAAAACGGACGGCTTTCTGGCAGAACACGGGTTCCGGCTGCAGGAATTGGTGGACGCACAGGACTTTGAAAAGATGAGCCTTGTACAGGATGCAGTCAACGCGATGTGCGAGACGTTGGAAACCAAGAAAACCTTCCAGACCTATGCGTCTGAACTGGCGCGGCTGTTCCGCTACGCAGACCGTGACGATGTGGACGATGCTGTGCGCGCCCGGAAAAACGCAATTCTCGCCATCTACGAGGGCTTGCAGCAGAAGCGGAAACACGCGGACAATACCGACCTGATGGTGCAGATCAACGGCATCGTCAACGAGTACATCCATGTGGAAAAGCCGGATCAGGAGGCTGCACCTTCCCGGCAGTTTGACATCAGCAAAATTGACTTTGACCTGTTGAGCCGGGAGTTCGCCCACACCCGGCGGAAGAACCTTTTGCTGCGCGATCTGGATGAACTGGTAAACCAGCAGCTGGCGAAAATGCTGTTTGCAAACCCGCAGCGCATTGATTATTATGACCGCTATCAGGAGATCATCGATGCCTACAATGCGGAGCAGAACCGTGCGACCATAGAGAAAACCTTCATGGATCTGATGGAGCTTGCAAGTTCACTGGACACGGAGCAGCAGCGCTATGTGCGTGAGGGCTTTTCCAGCGATGAGGAACTTTCAGTGTACGATTTGCTGTTTTCGGAGAACCTCACGAAGCAGGAAATTGAAACGATCAAGAAGGTGTCTGTGGACTTGTTGACAAAAATCAAACAGCAGATTGCCAAACTCGACCATTGGACAGACAAGCAGGAAACTAAGGCGATTGTGGATAACCTGATCCGTAAGACCCTTTGGCAAGAACTTCCCAATAGCTATGATGTAAGCGATATCCAGACCTACCAGAAGAAAATCTACGAGTATGTATATATGCGCTACCCGGAAGTAGCATAGCGCAAAAATCACCCCAGAGAGAACGCACAAGAGGCTATTCTCTCTGGGGTGATTGCGTATCAAATCATCTGAAAATACTTCAATGCCTCCACAATCGCATTCTCTTTTTCTTTCGGACACTGGGGCTGCTTTGTATTTTCGTTTTTTGCTTTATGGTAATTCTCTCGCTCAATAATGCCGTGTTTCTGCTTCACCTGTGCAATAAAGAGATTAGAAACCTTGAGTTGATAGTGCTCCCACACATAATCCTGAATCTCGTTGTAAGTCGCCTTGCTCTCTGCGGCAGTAACATCCAGTTCATCCATGCTGACGTCCACTTCGATGTGTCGCTCGACATTGAGTTTGGTCAAAAGGAGAACCGCTTCGCAATGGCTTGAGGGTTGCATTTGTTACATCGTTTTGGTATAACAACTCACAACCTCACAATGCTTCGTCCTCGGGAACAAATCCACAGGCTGCACCTTTTCCGTGCGGTACCCCTGTGTCTCCAGCCACTTGGCGTCCCGGGCGGCGGTGGCCGGGTTGCAGCTGACATAGACCACCCGCTGGGGATTCATCTTGACAACAGCAGAAAGGGTGGCTTCATCGCAGCCTTTGCGGGGCGGGTCGAGGACGATGACGTCCGGGCGCAGGCCATCAGCCGCGAGGCGGGTGGCGGCAGCGCCGGCGTCGGCGCAGAAAAAGCGGCTCTTGGTGGCGATGGCGTCGCCCATCCGGGCGGCATTTGCCTTAGCGCTTTCAATCGCTTCTGGTACGATCTCCACACCCACAAGCTCCCGGCAGTGGTCTACCATCGAAAGGCCGATGGTGCCCATGCCGCAGTAGAGGTCCAGCAGCAGGTCGTCCGGGGTGAGCTGGGCATATTGGGCCGCGATGCCGTAGAGTTGCTCAGCGGCCAGTGTGTTGACCTGATAGAACGACAGGGGGCCCAGCCGGACGGGGACGCCGCAGAGGGTGTCTTCGAGGTAGCCAGGGCCATACAGGGGGTGGGTCTCGCTGCCCAGAATGACATTGGTGTTTTTTGCGTTGACATTCAGTAAGATGGTGGCAATGGCCGGAAACTGCTCCCGCAGCTGGGCCACCAGCTCCTCACTGTGGGGGAGCTTTGCCCGGGTGCAGACGAGGCAGACCATGATTTGGCCGCTGTGTGCACCCCGCCGCAGGAAGATGTGGCGGACAAGGCCCTTGCCGCTTTCCTCGTCGTAGGGCTGGATGCCATGGGCGGCGAAGAATGCGCAGAGCGCGTTGCCGATCTCATTGAGCACGCCGGGCTGCAGCTTACAGTCCGGGCAGGGGACGATGCGATGGGTGCGGCCAGCATAAAAACCAATGCAGGGCTGGCCGTTTTTGTCCCGCCCGACCGGGAATTGCACTTTATTGCGGTAGCGGTCCACCTCGGGGGAGGGGACTGTGGGCAGCACAGGGACATCCAGCCCGCCAATGCGGCGGAACGCGTCTGTTACGTTCTCGTGTTTGGCCTGCAGTTCTGCCTTATAGCTGAGATGACGCAGGCTGCAGCCGCCGCCGGGACCCGCGGCGCGGCAGGGTCGCCCACCA